AAAAACAAATGGTTGGGAAGAGACTTTGCACCACCAAAAACAAGTCTTTGATCGTGGAATATCACAGACCTTGCCCAACCTCTTCTGGAAGAAAACACTTGCGCCTTCCAAGTGTCTCTAGCAGTTGTGTTTGCAACAGCTTTGCTAAAGTTGCCAGTTACAACTGTGCTAGATACATATGCTGTAATCTCTATATGAACCACAGTATCAGCAGAGTCAGTAAATTCAATATGATCACCAACCCAATCAGCACTAAATATTGCTGATGAAGCTGTGAAATTTTGTGAACCAGTGTTTGTATTTTGAGGCTGTATTGTGATAGCTGGATCTACATACCTATAGAAAGGCTCATAGTGGGCCGCACCATCATGGTCAAAGTCATAATCAGTAACAGTAAAGTTTGTAGCAGAAGTTCTTGTTATCTTCTGCATTTCCATATCTGGATGAACAACAATCATTGTGTCAGCAGATTGAGCAACCTTTAATTCCCCAATCATAGCTGTAGTCCACTTTTGGGATGTAAGTGTCTGCAATATGTTTGTGGGATCTGAAAAATCTACAATGTCTAACTGAGCATTGCTAAATATCAAAATATAGGCTTCATCAGCATCATAGACGTATGGCTCTGTCTGATATGTAGTGTTAGATAGAGTTTGAAGATAACGAAGTCCGGGGCGGCGTATAACACCACCCTGCGCTCTCATACGGAAGTTCTCTAGAGTCTTTACGCCGTTACGATAAGCATCTGAATCAACACGAGAGCTTAAAAGCGGTGAAATCTCACCAGCAGTAAAGTTGGTATAGAATTGACGTAAAAGAGCCATTCATTACGTCCCCTCTATCTCTTGATAAATAGCATTACCAAGACGTACACGATGATAACGACTTGGACGCAAACCTTGCGTAGTAACTTGCTGACTATCTCTAGCTTTAGCTCTTCTAAACTGAGCTTCAGCAAGATCTGTATATGACTTTGCTATATCGCCTTTACGAGTAACTGATAACGCAAATACAGAAGCCAATCTAAAAATAACCCACATAGTAAAAGCAGGAGGCCAGTATCTTGTTTCTGGTCTAAAGACATAATTCAAAACAACTTCATCACCAGCTTCAGCGTTAATATATATATAACGCTCATATATATCATACTGTTGTGGAGTATCATTTATAGTAACTGTTAAAACCTGAACAACCTCAGGTGCTGTTGGCAAAGCATAAGCCGCATCCCATCTATCAATAGGTGCGGCGGTCAGTCTAGCCAAAACTTTCTGACCAGTTGCAAAGTTCCAGTTATGATGAGCCAAACAATCCTCAATGATATCTTCATAGATTGTATTGGCTACAAGAGCTTCATCTGTCTGATCAGTAAACGAAGTCAATGGCTCCAGACCAACCAGAACCATTGCCTTTTGAGCAACCTCAATATCAGTTGAAGGTGTAGATGGCATTACTTACCGTATCCACCTTTAGAGGAACCCATTGTTTTTGTTGATTTGCCCTTATTCAAGCATTTGCCAGCAGAGCGACATTTAGCCGGAGTAGGGCATGAAGAACATGTTTTGAAGGCCATTATTTTGCACCCTTACCTAATTTAACATTAGGGCCAAGTGTACGAACATAGCCCCCACGAATCTCTTTTTGAGTAGAAGGGGCGGATTTCTCCGCCACCTTCTTTTCTGTTGGTTTCTTAGCCATTAACGACTATCTGTCGTCATGCTAACGATGTCACCTGTATCGACAACACCGCCAGTGTTAGAAACAACGGTAGCAATACCAAAACCGTTAGAAGCGTTAATAAAGATAACGTCCCCAACATTGATCTCGCTTGATTTACCGTTGAAGTAACCAGCAGTGTCGATAGTGTTCAGAGCATCGGCAGTAGATTTGTAGTGCCAAATATGAAAGCCGTTGCCTGAGTAGTTCACTAAGGTGAAGTCTGCATTAACTAGTGCCATTACAACCTCTCCTTATTTCTTGAGTGACAGTTCATAACAGCCGTTCGCATCGATCAGGACAGCGTTCATTTGCATCTTGTTCAATACAAAATATGCGTCCTTATCGTTGTGATACTGCATGTTAGATGAAACATCTGCGCCAATTGCGTGACCCACAGCACTCTGATGCCATGCAAAGCACTTACGGTTTGAGCCATCATCGTCCAATCCTGAGAATGGGAACCATGTAAAGCCTAACCAGTTCTTTGCAGTGATAGAGTTTTGGAAAGGAAGGTTTTCTGTGCCAATGTATTCTGCACGAGAGAACTCATCAATATCCATCAACTGTGACCAGTTTTCCCAACCAACAACACAATAACGCTGACCATCATCAGGAACATCATTGTTGCCGAAAGCTTCCATCAAGCTGAAAGCCCAAGCCAATGTGATACCATTGGTGGTTTCGTTAAGAGCATTGGTTGTTGTATCCATCGCGTCAAGAATCAGCTCATCAGTTTTGCGGCCTAGTGCATAAGCACCTGACTGCTGTGCGACAAGCATCTCATCGTGATTGATACGCAGTTGATCCAAATCATCAATCCACTCACCAGCGAAGTAATCTTCAAGAGTGACATTGACGTTTGTATGCTCAAGGTTCATCGGGGCAACATTGCCATGACGAGCCTTGGTAGTAGCAAAACCTTTACCGATTTTTTGGAACGTAGTTTTATTCTTAACGCCGTTAGCGGTACGAATAGTGTTCCGAAGCTTTGAACCCATGCGTTGATACGCCATGTGGACGCCGGATTCAAACTCCTCGATAAAGGAGGTATCGATAGTTGGAGTAGCCATCTACCCATCTCCTAATCAAAAGTTAAAGTTACATTGTCCATCCGGTTGTTCCTCAATATTGGCTTCTTCAGTTATCCATTAGGAGAGCTACTCCTGTTAGGGCTGACACCAACACATCGGGCCTTCAGTACGATAAAAGTGCCAGAAACATATGTGCTTGTTAATTCACATTATTTGTTTCTAGCGTATTGGTTAAACCCAGCCCTGACCTTTGCAATAAAAGCAGGATCTTTGTCTTTCCAATATCTCGGATCATTTTGCATAGACATAAGGTCTTCTCTACTGACCCTTTCCTGAAACTGCGTTTCAGATGTCATGTTGAATTGAGGCTGACCATTAAGTTCCATCAACTCCTCAAACAACTCCACCATCCCAGCAGAAGCAGGAATCCCAGCAAAAATAGAATAAGCAGTTTCACTTAGATTTTTCTCCGCCCATAGGTCAACACGTTCTAAACGCTTGTCAGCATATTCCCCAAGAGCTTCTGATTCTACATTCCAGTCAGGGCCTTGAGTCATTTGCATTTGCAAAAACTCGCTAACATTGTCATTAAATTCATCTTGAGACATTCCTAATGTATGGGCTTTTTCTCTGAACCAACCCAACATTGGATCATCTTCATTAACCTCTAGCTTCATTCCATTAAATTCCACATCTGGAACTTCATAATCAGCAGGGCTAATTGGAGCAGATGACTCAGCTTCCTGAGTAATCTCACTTATAATTTGTTCTCTTAGTTCTTCTTTTCTTGAGTAAAACTTTCTTTCAAGTTCACCATAGCTAACAGCCAGTTCTTCTGGTCTTTCAAACTTTTCTGGAAGCCAATCTGGTCTTTCTGGTTGAGTAGTTTGAGGTTGCTCCATCTCTCCAGTTGGAACCTCATTAGTAGCTACTTCTTCTACTTGCATTTCTTCTGACATTAACAATCCCACTTCCTTAGTGCTTTGTTGATACGACTATTAGGGTCATTAGCCGTCTTTGAACTTGTAAGCTTCTTCTTCATACCCATCATCCGCTTACAAAAACTTCTACGTCTAGCGGCGGCTTTTGGTGACTTTTTAGCTTCCTTTGCAGAAACAGGACGCTTAATGTTTTTACCTTGCCTACGCAAAGAGGCACGACCTTTAGCATTAAGCCCACCTTTAGGGTCTTTACCTTCTTTACGTTGCCATGCTGGTGTCTTAGCCATTATGTCCTCGCATATGTAGGTTTTTTGCCACCGCTACTAGGATTAGTAGCACGTTTACGTCTAACAGCAGTTTTCTTTTCGCTTTTGCTCATGCTGTTAGCTTTGGCTTGAGGAACGCATTTAGGATATTTACGACCATCGCCCATTTTACGACCACAAGGAGGATGTTTACCATCTCTCGTAGTAGATATATCCACCCACTTTTCATCAAACCACTTACTAAGACTCATGCGTATTTACCGCCCATACGCTTATATTGCTGGACAAGCTGACCAGAAGCATATGCACTAGGCCACTTCTTCACCCTGCCCTTAACAATAGCTCTTGCTCTTGCGTAAAGTTTTTTGTTTGTGGGTTTACCGCTCACTTTGTCTTCTTCCTAACTCTGTGCGCTTCTTGATAATAGCCACTATCCATCGGCTACCCTCTGCATGTGCTAGAGTTTCGATTCCAGTTCCAGCAGAGTGGATATTATTTGTCGTGATAGATTCCAAATACTGTAAAAAACTTTTTCCAACCCCCGAACCAAAAAGAGCGTAGGCTTTAGAATTAAGGTCTTTATCAACTTCTTGGGTGTATCCTCTACCATCTGGCGAAACATGAATCTTTTCCTTCACTATAAATCCTTACTGACCACCACCTTGTTGCTGTGCGGCCATGACCTGTTGCAACAATTCAGCATTTTTCTTAACCTGCCCCTGATCTGCAAGAAGCTCTTCCATAATGCCAAACTTCTGAGCCAGATACTGAACAACTCTTTCCTGATTGTAAAGCACAGGAGTTATTTCAGGGCCAAAAGTTCCTGCAACTGTTTGCTGAAATCTAACAAAGTCAGCGACATCTTGCTGATCTTGCGCTCTTAAAAGTGGAGATACAGGAACAATACGAAGCTCACGACCATCAACTCTTGGCAAGTCAACAAGACCTTGGTCTGTATATATCTTTACAATCCTCTCTACCAGAGGCTGTAAAAATTCTTTTTGCATACGACCAGCAACAGCACCCATATCACGAGCAACATCAGCCAAACGCTCAGAAACCTCTGTAGCAGATAAAGGTGTTCTTGCATTTGGACGAGTGTCTAGCTCATCAATAAACAGAGCTTTACGAACATTACGGCGCATATCATCAAGAACAAGCTGGGCAACATCAAACCGCCCCGGAGCCGCAAGAGTTTCGATGCTTGAGCCGGGGCTTCTCGGTATGAACGTTCCCGGCTGAATTGTAATGTTGTCTGGATTAAAGACACCGTCATCATCATATACATAAGAGCCAGCTATCGCCATTTCAGCGTTTTCAAGAATAAGCTGGACTGTAAGGTTAAGGGTCTTAATTGCTGGCATTGCTTGCAACACAGGGCCACGACCCCATACTTCAAAACCAGACTTAGACCAACGAGTAGTAATCCAAGGAACGCTTCCACGACCTTTGAGAACTGACTTCTTTAAAATATGCTTATCGGTCTCCGAAATCAAGTAATAGGTATATTCATCCTTAAACTTGTTCTTTTCATCATATATTGTAGCTTCAACAATCTTTGTTTTGCGATCAGGATTGCTTTTTTGCTCACGCAACATTTGATCACTAAAGTCAGCATCTGGATATCTGTGCTTTACATCTGTAATACCCATTTCATTATTCCAACGGAACCATCCTGAGACAGTATCCATATTGCCAGCCAGCAAAGCCAAGTTAGTTGGGGGTACGGATGTAAAATGCAAGTCACCAGCAAAACGACCTTCTTCAACAAGGAGGTTCATTGTGCCTAAACCAAGATCCTGAAAGCCTTCATGCAGTTCAGCGTTGAAGTTAGAGTTACGCAACCCCTCATGCAGAAGCTCTGTAATTCTATCAAGCTCCTGAAGAAGTGGTTTATTTATCTGAGCTTTTGGAAACTCAGGGCCGGGAACCAGTTTAAA